ATATTGAATATCCAGCCAACACACTTGAAGTTGAATATCAAAAAGATGTAGCAGCAGCAAAAAGAGCACAACTTGAAGCTGAGGAAGAAGCAATAGAAGTTAAAAATGAAAACAAAAAACTTCAAAACAATTATAAGAATTTACAAGTTGAATACAAAAAACTTGAAAAGATTACTGAAGCACTCGCAAACAAAGTAGAACAATACGAGAGCGCAGTATCACAATTAAAAGAGAATTTAGATAAGTTATCCGTAACAAATGCTAAACTTCTCTATACAAACCGCGTATTGAATAGTAACTCCTTGAATGAGCGACAAAAAGATAAACTTGTCGAAGCACTATCCAACGCAAAAACAACAGACGAAGCAAAGACAATCTATCAAACACTTCAAAGCACAGTGGGGGGCAATACAAAAGTATCTGCTCCTAAATCACTTAGCGAAGCCTTAAATAGACCTTCTTCATCTGTATTTCAGACAAAGCAAAACGATACAGTAACTCCAGAAGTGGATAGAATGCGTCGTTTAGCAGGTATTAAATAAATAAACATTTAAGGAGTTTATAATATGTCTATTATCGAAAGATTAACAGAGGGCATGGTTCAACGTGACCTCGCAAAAGAAGGCTCAGCCCTTCTTTCAAAATGGGAAAAAACAGGTCTTCTTGAAGGTATGTCTTCAGAGAGATCAAAACACACAATGGCTCGTCTTCTTGAGAACCAAGCAAAAGAGCTTCTTCGTGAGCATTCCCAATCGTCCGCAGAGTATTCGCTGGTCTTATCGCCAACGATCTCGTTTCAGTTCAACCAATGTCACTTCCATCTGGTCTTATCTTCTTCCTTGACTTCAAAGTTTCATCAACTTCTGGTTCTGGTCCAAGATTAGGATATGCTGCTGGCGATTCAGTTTATGGTCAAGGTGTACTTGGTCAACAAATTACTGGTGGTGTTAGCATCACTGGTGCAAATGCTGAAAAAGGTTTCTACAACCTTAACAACGGTTACACCTCCCCAACAGGTTCAATCACCATAACTACTGCATTGGTAGCTTCTGGTTCAGTAACTGATGGTGGCGTTCCAGTTTTCGATACAGGATTCACAACTGGTTATGACTTACCTTCATTACTTCGTTTTGATGCCGATATCGTAAGCGGTTCTAAATTTGCTGCTGCAACAGTAGCTCTTACTGATTTGACAACTGGCAAGTTTAACTTTAGAGACTTTGTTGCTATTTCTCTAACATCATTAGGTAATGGTCGTCACCTTCGTCGTTTAACAAGAATTGACCCAACAGATTCAACCAAACTTCTTTTGGTTGTTAATGCTTCTGGTTCAGAATCAGCAGCCGTATTGGCTACTGCTCTTGATGCAGTTTCAGCTTGTACTGCACCAATTGTAGACGGCTTTGGAACAACTAACGTTGCCGCTGGCTCAACAAATGCTCTTGGTGCAATTGCTGGTCAATCATCATGGGGTCTTGAGGCTTCAACTGAAATCCCAGAGATCGATATCTCAGTCGATTCAGTATCAATCACTGCTGTCACCAAGAAAATGAAAGCAAAATGGACACCAGAACTTGGTCAAGACCTTAATGCTTACCACAATCTTGACGCAGAAGTTGAGCTTACTTCAATTCTTTCAGAACAAATCGGTCTTGAAATTGATCGTGAAATTCTTGAAGACCTTATCAAAGGTGCTACCGCTGGTACTTACTACTGGTCAAGATCACCAGGTTTGTTCGTCAACAGATTAACTGGTGCTGAAATTGGTGCTTCAGCTAAGGCCCCAGACTTCACTGGTACTGTTTCAGCATGGTACGAAACACTAATTGAAACAATTAATGACGTATCAGCCCAAATCCACAGAAAGACACTTCGCGGCGGTGCAAACTTCCTCGTATGTGGTCCAGAAACCGCCAATATTCTTGAGTTCACCTCTGGCTTCAGAGCCAAAGTAACTCACGAAGACGAGAAAGGCGAGGTCGGTGTTGTTAACGTCGGTTCAATCTCCAAGAAATGGGATATCTACGTTGATCCATACTTCCTTCGTAACGTAATCCTCGTTGGTCGTAAGGGTAGCTCATTCCTCGAAAGCGGATATGTATACGCACCATACGTTCCACTCCAAGTAACTCCAACCATCTTTGGTACTGAGGACTTTGTTCCACGCAAAGGTGTAATGACCCGTTACGCTAAGAAAATGGTTAAACCAGACCTTTACGGCTTGGTAATCATTCGTGGCCTCCTTGGCGAAAGCGGTTCTTGATAGAACAGCCTAATTAGGCAAAGAATCCCCCCTCTCCGAAAGGATTGGGGGGTTTTCTTTTATTTCAAACTATTTAAAGTATTAAGGAGTATTTTACTTAATGGCAGTTCCTGTTTTAACTCCTGCTTCTACTTTAAGTGCTATTGTTTTACCATCAGCAGGGACAATAGCAGATGTAGCAGCAACCTTACCTTTTGGTATTTATTCAACCTCTCCAGCATTTTTAACAGGAGCAGCAGATCAAGTTGGTTATGTATATAAAAAGCTTGGTGGTGATATATTAGATATTGAAATAACAACAGGAAATGTGTACGCTGCTTATGAAGAAGCCGTATTGGAATATTCTTATATTGTTAATTTACATCAATCAATCAACGCTATGCCAACTTTTCTTGGCGCAGCAACAGGAACATTTGATAGCGATGGTGAATTTGCTTCTGGCTCTTCATTATCGGGTCAAACTCCACAATTAGCTTATCCAAGATATAACCTAGATTATTTTTCAAGATATGGTGATGCTTACTCTATTGAAGCTGGTATAGGTTCAACACAACAAATATATTCAGCCTCATTCAGCGTTACTCCAAATGTTCAAGATTATGATTTACAAGCCATTATTGAATCATCTTCTTTAAGCAACGTAGATGAAGCAAGCGGTGGTCCTGTTCCTTATTCTGGTTCAGTTGGAAATAAAAGAGTAATAATAAGAAAAGTATTTTACAAAACTCCAAACTCTATGTGGAGATTTTTTGGTTACTATGGCGGCTTAAATGCTATTGGTAACTTATCATCTTATGGTCAATATGCTGATGATAGTACATTTGAGGTAATTCCAACGTGGCACAATAAATTACAGGCTATGGCTTACGAAACAGCAATTTATACAAGAAACTCTCACTTTTCTTATGAGATTAAAAATAATAAAGTTAGATTATTTCCATGCCCAACAGATATAGGCGTAGACCATATGTGGGTTGAATTTAGTATATCAAATGAAGCAAACCCTTGGGAATCACCTTCAAATTCAAGTGATTCAGAAACTGGTGGAGTAAATAATATAAATACACTTCCATTCTCTAATATACCATTTGAGAACATAAACGCAATAGGTAAACAGTGGATACGTCGTTACGCTTTAGCAGTATGTAAAGAAATGCTAGGACAAGTTAGATCCAAGTTTAGTACCCTTCCAATTCCAGGTGACTCTGTTACTTTAAACGGCCCTGCCCTTATGTCTGAAGCAAAAGAAGAAAAGAAGGAATTGAAAGAAGAATTAAACAAGATTCTTGATCAAGTAACCTATCATAAGATTGCTGAGACAGAAGCTAAAATGTCTGACGATGTTCAAAAGGTTTCTCAAAAGATTCCTGTTCTTATTTACGCAGGGTAACTTAATATATGAGTGATAATACAAAAGAAATAACTTTTGAAGCTTCAACAATAGAAACAGTTGATTTTGCTGTTTATAATTGGTTAGATGAAAAAATGAATATCCATGCTACCACTTCAGAAGGATGGAAAAAGGTTCCTGTTATATGGACTTCGGCAGAAAGAACACATCAAATTAAAGCAGATAAAGATATTCGTGATTCATCTGGTATGATTAAGTACCCAATTATATCTCTTGAAAGAACTTCGATGAATAAAGATGTAAATAAAAAAGGTTCTGTTCCAGCTAATATAAGAAACGTAAATGATGAAAAGGGTGGAACAATAACAATAGCAAGAACAATTCAACAAGAAAAAACTTCTAATTTTGAAAATGCAACATTAAATAAATTTGTTGGAGCAAATGAAGATATTAGAAGAGCTATTGAAAGAAATCGAAAAAATGGAAATAAAAGAGGTTTATTTGAATTAAGAGATCAAAGAGTAATTTCTGGTAATAAAACAGTATACGAAACAATTACAATTCCTATACCTATACAC